CGCCTTCTGGCGGCCGGACATCAAGCGGGTCAGCCGCAAGCTGCTTGTCGACTACTTGCGGATCGCCGCCGAGATCGCGGATGACCTGCCAGCGGGAGCGGAAGCCGGACCGTACCGCGAGCGACTGGGCCTCGATCTCCTTCTTTGGGTCGATCCATGGCAGGGCAGGCTGACGCAGCTCGGGCCGGTAGAGCGAATCTGGATCGGTGTCCGCCGGGATATCCAGTCGGCCGGCGAGCGTCGCGGCATCGACAAAGGTCCGCCATACCGGCAGGTAGAACTGCCGCGCCAGGTAGTCGAAGATCCTGCGGTAGTGCTGGGCCCCCTCGACGAGCTCCTGGCGCTGGCTGGAGTAGGTGCCGCGGTAGTCCCTGGCGATGGCTGAGAAGCGTGCACCGGTGCCAGCGGCACAGGCCCGCAGCATGGCGCTTCGGAATGCTTCTAGGCCGGTATTTGGTCGGTCGCTCGCGATAACGCCGACGTCCTCGCCTGGGGCGAGTTGATCCCAGATCATGCCTGGCGCCATCTCGAATGCGCGCTCGCCCTGTGTAGTCGAGGTGACATCGATCGGCTGGTAGTCCGGGCCGCGCTTGATGTACGCGGTCATGGCCGCGGCCACCCGAGCGGCGATGCGCTCGCTCTCCTCGTAGTCGCGCACATCGTCGAGTCGTGTCAGAACGGCATGGAATACGGACACACCGCGGGTCTGGTGTAGGCGCTTCGCCAGCTTCAGGTGCAGCAGGCTAGAGGACGGCACGAGCTTGACTTCCGGCCGCATGCTGCCGCCCAGTCCGTATGAATCGCCTGGATGAGTCTTGTAGACCGCGTAGGAGAGCGGGCGACCCCAAGAGTCCTTCAGGACGCCTTGGCGATACCCGTTGGATTGGTAGTCGCCTGGAACCAGGTCGGGCTCGATAGCCTCTAGGGCGTATGGCACGCCGGCCGCGCCAGGGCCTCTGCCGAGCACATGCTGCACGAAAACCTCGCCGTCGCGCAGCAGCGTGCGGGCGATGATTCGCTCCAACTCCGTCCCTGGTAGCTCGCCCGTGACTTCTGGCCGGTCCCACCACTTCAGCCAGAGATCGCGCAGGCGCCGGTTCAGTTCGTCGAGCGGCGTGCCGTCGGCGCGGGCCGCCATCGGCTCGACTCCGATGCCCTGGCCGATGACGTTGGTCACCAGGTCATCGAGGATGCCGACGGCTAGATCGGAGTTCTCATCAAGATAACGAGCGAAATGCCTCAGTCGGTCGCCGGCCTCATAGACCACCGCATCGGCCGAAGAGACACCGCCGCGCGTCGGGCGGTAGGTTGAGGATTTGGCTGCCTCATAGGCGCGGTGAGCGTGGGCCAGTCGGCGCTTGGCCTGCAGTCGGGAGGCCGCGGCGCCTGGGGCAAACCAGGACAGGATCCTGGTCAGCGCGTCCATGTCGCGAGGCGGATGCCGGAGTTCTTGGCTCCTGCAGCTTGTGCGGTGAGGCCATCGACGACGCGCTGCCAGTGAGAGATCTGCGCGCGGATGAGGTCCGCATCGACGCGGGTGAGTGTCTTATCGCCGACGGTGGCGGACTTGCCGCCGACTGCGATGGCTAGATCGGCGGCGAGCCAGGCGTCAAGGTGTGTTTGCGCAGTTGCGAGGTCCATCGCAACTGTTCAAGCACCGAAATAGAAAAAGTCAAGGTCCGGTGGTGCTGTAGGGCCAGAGCCCGGCAGACCACGGTGTAATCAGGGTCGCCCGCCGTCCGGCCTCACGGTGATCGCAGAGGCCGGTAGCCAGGGCTCGGGCTACTGGAAGACCGCGGTCAAGGCGGTGGGCAAGCGTCTGCGGCTTGAGGTGGTAGGTGGCCGCCAGGTGGCTCAGGCGCCACGGGTGTCCCTGCCACTCGATCCAGCGGACTTTTGGCACGGTCGATTCTCCCAGTCAATGCGCGGCGCCAGAACTCGCGGCGGCGCGCCGTGGCGGCCGGACGCGGGTCCTCCCGGTAGCCGTAGATCCAATCCCGTGCCGAGGCGCCGAGAAAGGTCGAGTCGGCATCCACCGACACGCGCAGGCCAACGCGCTCCATGGCGCCGACCCAATAGGCCACGTTGGCATGGCCGTCCTCGGTCTTGCCGCTGCGGTGGTGTTGATAGTCAGCGCCCCATACCCGCAACTCCTGTACGCCGATCCAGCCGGCGTAGGTCACGATATAGGCGAGGCTGTTGTGCCACCAATCGCCATGGCTCGGACGCACCTCGCGCGCCAGCCAGTCCCAGATGGCAGCGAATGGGTAGGCATGGACGTGCGAGGGCCAGCCGTAGCAGTTGTCCGAGGTGATGATCGGCCGGTCGTGGCGCCAGAGCTCTGCACCGTAGCGCGGGTAGGCATCGGCCTCGCCCTGGATGTTGTCCATCACCCAGACGAGATCATGGCGCACCGGCAGGGCGCCGCGGTTGACGGTCCAGATCTCCTCGCAGTCCACGATGAGCGGGTCTGGATCGCGGGCGAGGGCCTGGGCGACATAACTCTCGCGGCTCGGGCCTAGCGAGACCAGCGCGACAGTCTGCGGCTTGCGGTGGGTCGGATGCTGCCAGTCCATGTTACCTCCGGGTGATCCATGATCCAGTCGGCGCGCGTTGAACGAAAGGCCCAGGCGCCGGCCGCGCCGCTTGCGGCGGCGGTGGCGCGTCGGGCGCAGGCGCGGGAGCCGCCTTCGGCACTCCGCGCGGCGCAACGATGTGCAGGGCGGCCAGCGCATAGACCACGCAATCGAGCGCCTCGTTGCGCGGTCGCTGCTTGACCCACTCGATGCGCAGCTGGCCTTTGACCGAGCGGCGCACAGCTTTCTCGGCGGCAAGCTGCGCAAACCACTCCTCGTCGAGATCGCCGGCGAAGTGGATATAGCCCGGCCCTGGCTCGGCCACCTTGAGCCGGCCCATCAGCAGCTCCTTAGCGGTATCGACCCCAACCATGAACAGACGGGCCTGCTCGCGGCCGACCTTGCTGCCGCGCGAGGCGAGCGGGCGACCCATGCCGGCCACGCCCTTGACCGCGTAGACGCGCCTGGCGAGCCGCTGGCGGGCGAAAGCATAGACCTGACTGGTGTGATGCCCCCCAGAGTCAATCGCGGCGCCTGCGACCGCGTAGGGGCCGTAGCGCGCAGACAGCGCTGCATCCAGGTCGCGCCAGACCAGCGCCTCGGTGGGCGAGCCCCAAAGCACCAGGTGCCCGAGCACCCACAACTCCTCCCCCGCAGCACCGACAAAGGTCGTCTCCAGCCGGTCGGCCTGCACGTCGACACCAGCCACGACCACCCGCAGCCCAGGCGGCGGCTCCTCCAGCGTGTACGCCTCGCGCCGGGCCAGCAGGCCGGTATCATCGACGCTCTCGCCCTCCTCCTCCCACGGCTCGCCGAGCGAGGTATTCACCCAGGTCTTCAGGGTCTCCGGCAGGCGCTTGGCATCCAGGAAATCAACGGCGACCTGCGCCCAGGACCGCCATGGCGAATAGAGCTCGCACAGGTGAAATCCTGCGGTGCCTCGGAAGGGCGCGCCGGCCACCCACTCGCCCCGGCGCAACATGGAGGTCTTGTCGGCGTGGTCGATTTCGGCGCCGCACTCGATGCAGACGGCGTGTGCGCGCTCGGGTTGATGCTCGGGCCAGCGGATGCGCGCCCACTCCAGGGCCTGCATGGTGCCGCAGTGCGGACACGGGACGTGATACCTACGCTGATCGCTGGCGAGGTAGGCGGCCTCGATTCGGCTCAGGCCCTTGATGGTCGGCGTCGAAGTCAGCAGAAACTTTCGATTCCAGAATGTAGTTGCACGCTTTCGCGCGAGATTGACTGGATCTCCTTCCGTCCCCGCTGAAAACGGGTAGCGGTCAACCTCGTCGCACAGGACAAGGCGCACCGGGCGGCTGGCGAGGCTCGCGGGCGAGTTGCTGCCAGCGAGCGTGATGTGCCCGCCCGGGAAGCGCTTGTGCAGGAGCGTGTTTCCGGAGTCGCGGCTGCGCGCGTCGGCGACGAGCCCGGTCAGCGCTGGTGTGTCGCGCACCATCGGCGCCAGCCGGTCCTTGGAGTACGCCTCGGCCATCTCCAGGGTCGGCATCACGACCAGCATCGGCGCTGGATCCTGATGGACGTGGTAGCCGACGACGTTATTGACGACCTCGGTCTTTCCGACCTGGGCGCTCGACATCACGACCACGGTCTCGATCAGTGGGTCGCTCATCGCGTCCATGATCCCCCGCTGGTACGGCGCCCGATCCGTGCGCCACTGACCGGGCTCGGCGCTGCTTTCGCTGGACAGCCGGCGGTGCAGGTCCGCCCACTGGCTCACCGTCAGATCCGGCGGCGGCTCCCAGACTCTCAGCGCCGGCCTCGCCAGGACCGACGGATCCGGCGGGCAATCCATCTCGGGCAAGCTCGGCGAGGGCTTCGTAGACATGCGTCCTAACCGCCTCCTCGGCCTCAGCCAGCGTGCGCGCGCCGAGGAGCTGGTGTGCGGCCTTGGTCGGCAGAGCGAGCAGCCGCGCCCGGGCCGCCGCGACGATGCCCTGCCAGGTCTGAATCACCAGACCGCGCGGGAGGAGCTCGCCGCGATTCTGCGCCTCGCGCAGCGCCTCGTTGTTGGCCTGGTGATGGGCGAGCCGCGCCCGCTCCTGGTTGAGGTCGAAGGCGGCCGAGTCCGCCTGCCCGTAAAGCAGCGGCAGGGCGTCGCGGCTCTCGTAGGTGTGCGCCCGACCCTGGACGGCCGGCTGCAGCGTGGCCAGCCGGCGCTTGATGGTGCGGACGTCCATCCCGGTCAGCTCGGACAGGCGGTTGGTAGATTCGAGGCTCACGGGTCACGGTGTGGCACTTGGCACGGTTGGTGCTAGAGATATGGCGGGGCTAGAATAACCCTCAGGAAAAGCTCTGGACAGGACCCATGACGGTCTCCAAGCGCGGCTCTTCTTGTTTCTGGCCGACTTGTCAATCTGATAGTGGCGATACGATGAATCAGCGTGATACCTGACCTTTCGTTTCTGTGCATCGGTCAGCCGATGGTCTATCCACGGCCTGCCTGTCTCTCGATAGTACACATCAAGCCACCAACTAGGCGCCATCTCATGCAGCCACCTGCGCCATGCCTCACGCGCTTCCTTCTCGCGATTGACCTGCGCTCGCTTCGCTTCTTGCGGCACGGTCATGCCGAGCGATAGCTGGCCAGGCACTTTGCCCAGCCGCTTGCGGTAGATTGCTTCTGCTCTCTTGGCATGCCGCGGGCTCAGCGTGCGCAGCCATTCACCAAATGGCTTCGCCGCTTTCCTGGCGTTGCAGTCATGACAGCAGGCTAGGATGTTGGCCGGCCCATGCAGCCCACCTAGCGCAATCGGGTCCATGTGGTCAGGTCTCCGATTGCTGGCCGTCTTGTTCCATCCAGGAATCAGCGCAGCGCCGCAGTATGGACAGCGCTTACGCTCACCTTCCTCCGTCATGATTTTCGCGCCAACATCTGACGAGAACATCCCATCAGACTGCATAGCAAGACGCTCGACGCGATTCTGCCGGTAACCACTACTGTGCCTGGCCACCTTGTCCGGGTTGTTGAGCTTCCATTTCTTTACGGCAGCCCTCACCTTTTCGCGGTTAGCCTCTCGATATTGCTGGACCTTCCTTTTTACTTCTCCCGCATGCCGTTGATAGTACGCGCGACTACTCTGCCGTCCCCTTTCGCGTCGCTCTTCTGCGGTGATGTTTCTCACCTTGCCGTCCTCAAGGCAAAGTCAACTGCGAGCTTCGCCTGGTACGGAAGTTGATCGTTCACCACTCGCTGCGCCACCTCGAAGAACTTGAACCTTGGGACGTAGCGAGGCTGGCGCACGAACAGCAGGATGGGTCGCACGCCCGACCCGAAGCCAGTAGACAGCCGCTCCCATACGCCGCGGTCCAAGTGCTTCCCACGTCCTGGCTGTCCCCCGACGAAGTAGCGGCCGCCCCGCATGCGCCGCCTCGCCTTGCGCTTGCGGCTTGTCAGCGTCTCCCGCTGTAGTGGGTCGAAGGATGCCTGAAGCTGCGCCAGGATCTTCTGTAGCTGACCGCGGTTGATGTTGCCGAACGCATCCAATTGCGCGCCCTCGGCCGGCACCACGTACTCATTGGCGGCCAGGTAGCCGCGCGAGCGCATCAGCGACTCGAATCGCTTGACGTTGCGTGCGCCACCGTAGACCTGTGGCAACAGGTACTTCGTCGCCGGCGTGCCCTTGCCGGAATCGTCCTTAACCCAGCATCGCGCCTCTAGCCTGCTCTTAGTCGCAGGCTTGATGTAGAGCGAATTGAGCGTATAGGGCGTCGGGTTGCGGAATACCGTGCGCATCTCCCGACGCTCTTCGATCTTGACCTGCTCTATCGTGCGGGTCAGGGCCAGTGCGGCCGCGAATGGCAGCTGATCACCCGCACGCAGCAGCATGCGTTGGACTTCTGCCGCGCCATCCACCGATACCGTGATCACATCACCCTCCCGCCAGCATCCAGCCGATGCGTAGGCCGTAGCCCGCCACGGTGGATACCAGCAGCGTCATTGCCACGATGACGAGCATCAAAACAAGCGCCGTCACTTGGTCACGCATGGCATCACTCGCATAAATCGCGCTGACAGGCGGACTCGACGAAGTGCTTGCGCTCCCGGTACTCACTCTGCTTGCCAGGGTTAAACCACGCCACCGGCCGGTGATATCCCATCACCCGAGTATAGATCTCGCACAGCTGCCGCTCACTCGCTCCAAGGTCCTCTACGCTCAGCCTCGCCCCAGCTTCCATAATTCCATCACTCGCTTATCTAGCCGCTCGCGGATCCGAGCCGGCTTGCCATGCTCATATTGCTCCAAAGCCGCGCGCCGCTCAAAGGGTGTCGGCAGCGCAGCGATGGACCTGGCGCGACCTTCGATCCAGCGGTCCAGGCTCTCGGCCCGCTCACGCGCCCAGATATCCTCCTGCTCATCGTCCAGCGTCATGTAATAGACCTCATAGCCTCCCACGCACCCAATCGCAGAACTCAGGCACATCCAGGTACTGATAGCCGCAGCTCGACTGTCCATGTGCCAGCTCACACGGCGGCAGCGGCCGATAGACAGACCATGGATTCATGTTGCGCCGCCACATCACCACGCCCACCCAGCCATCGCCCTGCGTCTGAGCCGACTCAGCCGCCTGCCGCAGCCAGGCAGGCACGCTTCTACGCTCGCACCGCTTGACCTCCACCAGCACGCGAGCCTCCGGGATTCGGATGTCACCGCCGCCGTCGCGGGTCTGGCTCAG